ATCTTGAACCATACGCCATGGTGATAATCTTTTTAGTTCATCCTCACCAAACAAGTTCTTCATACGATTACATAGATAAGGAATATCAAAAAATTCTGTATTCCAACCAGTGATAATATCTGGTGGGCTGTTTTCCCAAAAGATAAGAAACTCTTTAAGTAAATGTATTTCACTCTCACATTCAATGTAAGTTACATCGTCACGACTATTAGTATATTTACCAACACCCCAAACAATAATTTGTTTGTTAGAATGGTTCTTTAAAGTAATTGATAGAAAAGGTTCTGCAGCCTCTTGTGGATTAGGAAACCCATTCTCACATTTAACCTCAATGTCAATAGTGTATATTAGAATCTGATCTAAATCCCAATTGACATCATTAGGATATTCTTCTGAAAGATAAGTATATGGATATTGGTTTAACCCCAATACCAACGATTTTTGATTCTCGTATGATTTTTGCCACTCTTTCGCATCTTTGATATTATCAAATTTGATTGGGGCAGCATTCTTGCCAGTAAGAGTTTTGAAACCGCTTACCTTTTCGCAGGGCGTGTACAAAGTTGGTTGGTATTTAACCTTACGAACTTGTCGTTTGCCGTTTACAACTTCTCTTAGAAAAAGTTGGTTTCCCCACTGTAAAATATTTGTGTAAAAGTTTATCATCATGTTCCATTGTATAGTAAATTGTTGGCATTGTCAAGTCTTTTATTCAAATAATTCTATTTGTTTTTTCTTGTTAACTGGTTTCATTGGGAAATAAATATTAATCATTTCTAGTCTATCATGTGCGGCAGATAGTTTATCTAGTTCAGCCATAACTGCTTCTGTTACATCTGAATGCTCTCCAATTCCTGCCGGCATTGTTTGATACACTGCAATATTTGCCTTGTGAACTTCAATTTGTCCTTCTGCATGTTTTTTTGCAGCAAAAATAATTTGTTCGCCTACTTTCATTTTGTACTCCTTTTATTGAGTTTTTGGGGTAAATCGTCCTCATCTGTTTTATCGCCTCTTTCAATCCAATCGGATAGAACGAATCTCCTATTTGGATTGACACTTACTTGAAACAAAGTCATAATATCTCTGTTAGCAAGAAAAGTACTTCTTGAATCTTTTTCAGTAAGTCCTATTGGTACATCTAAATATTTTCTATTATTAAATGTTATGTTTACGTTAACAATAGGTCTTTCATCTATTTTTCCAACATGTTCTGGTTTGGAAACACCTTGTAAGGCACTTGTAAATTTCTTTCCGTCTTTTTCCCACTTAACTGTTCTGCCGTTAATATCTACTTTGTCAACAACAAACATTGATGCATGTGTTCCATTTCCAGTATCGAACTTTGCTCTTAGTGGGCCGTAACCATCTATTTCAATTCTTTCTACATATCCAGATTCAGTAGGAAATGAATGTCTACGATTATTTGGTATCATAATAAACTCTAATAACTTTTCTACAATCTTAGATGGATTTGCATCACCAATATATGCATTGTTGTCTGATTCTGTATCAGTAGCATCATACAATGCAAAATTAGAACCAATACCAGCAGAACCATTACACTCTAAAACGTAAACATCTCCACTTACAATAGCATGGTCAACACCAACAACATATGCACCAACTGAACGAGATGCCCTTAGAATCACTTCTCTTTCTCTATCATTCAATTTATATGGTTCTGTTGTAGCACCTCTATGTCTATTAGACCTAAAATCTTTCTTTGCAGAAATCCTCTTTGTTGATGCTAGTATTTTACCACCAACTACAATTGTTCTTATATCACTATCGAATTTAAAATATTCTTGAATTAAAAGTTCAGCACCAAATTTCCATAATGACTGAACATTAGAAACTAAACTCTCGTAATCTTTAGCAATAGAAACACCAATACCTTGTGTACCAGTAATTGTTTTAATGATAACTGGAAACTTACCACCAATTCTTTTTAATCCATCTTCTAGAGACTTTTCATTTGAAACTATTGATGTTCTAGGAGTCGGTATACTGTTTCTTTCAAAAGATAAGAACGCTGACATTTTATTATCACATGTCAACATACCTTCTCTATTGTTAATCATAAACGAACCAGACTTCTCAAAAGATGTTAGTAGTGCGAGTCCGATTTCATCTTCTAAAACTCCAGCACGAACAAAACACACAGTCTTTCTAGTGTTAAATTCTACATCATTATCGTTACCATCAAAATTAGATACTGTTATTATTCCAGTTTCTAAATCATTAGCAGCGATCCATGCATCTCTAACATTAATGATGTGACATTTAATATTACGTTTTTCGCAAGCTTTCTGTAAAAGATTGCTTACTAGTTCTGGTTTTTTAGATTTAACTTTGGTTAGAATTGCTACTTCAATATCAGTGTCAACTTTGGCCTCAGTAAAAAAATCGGCAAATTTTTCCATACACCATCTCCAAGGCTTTATATTTCTTTAGTTTCTTCTTTTTTCTTTCCAATATTATATTTTGTCTCTAAAACCCACTCATTCTTTTCTTTGAATGAAATGATTTTGATTTGACTCAATGGTGTTATTGGTTCAGCCTCACCCTTTAGTGTTACCAGACCCCAATCACTTAATAGTTTACCGATTGTATTACGTCTTGCAACATCATTCTCACTTAAATTAGTTTCCTTACCATCTAGGGCAAAGAGTTCTTTAAAGTGAACTAAGTAATATTTACCTTGTTTATGTAGTATGTGGCAAGATTGATAGAGTTTCCTATCTTTTCTACTTGCAACACCAATTCTGGATAATGTCTCTCTCACTTTTAGAAAATCATCCGGCTCTTTTAAGACGATTTCTAACATATCGTCTTGCTTCCAATTCAGTTTAACCTCTTCCATTTTTTCCACCTTTATTCAAACTATCTTTAATAGTCTTTATCTGTTCATCATTAAGTATACTTAGAGCGGACTTTGCCTTTTCATTACTATATCCATAATACTCTTTTACATACTCTAGATCTTTAAGTTTACTTGCTTTCAACCAAGGATTAAATCGTTTCCTTGGTCTTAGACTATTTAGTAAAAAGTCAAACTGCAACTTATTGTCTAGGTGATGTTGACGGTTCATCTCATTTGCGAGATGTATGGTTTCTTGGTCTAATAAACATTTATTTATAATGAATGGTGCATACTTCTTTTCCCAAGTTTCGTCACCACTATCCATAAGACGTTCTTTAGTATAGTTTATAGCATTTAGGTATTCTTTCAATTCATACATGACTAATCTCTATAATCATCTAGACGGTTTGGATTAGTTATTTCTCCACCCATGTCCATTGTTTTAAATACAATACAAGTCCTTAGTTTATGGCACATCCTTGAAACAGGCAAAGCACCATGTGTAGTTTTCGCTGGGAAACAAATTAATCTATTACCCACATATTCTGCAACTTCATTACCCACGATTGTTCCACCCATGAAATCTTTTTCCCAATCCATTCTAGGATAATATATCAAGGTATAATCACCGTCATCTTTGTGTGTTAGTGGTTCTATACCATGAGTGTGGGCATTTAGGTAAACTCTTACCCATTCTAGTTTCAATTCAATCTTTCGCATGGCTGCATCCCAGATAGGTAAAAGCCAATCCATATTTGCTGAAAGTACCTCATCACGATTATGCATACCAGCAACATGCCAGTGTTTACTTGCACCACCTTTTCTAGAATTATAATCATACTTCCATGAAAGAGAATTTACTTCTTGGTCTATAAGTTCAGCGATATGTGGTTCAACCAGATTATCTACAATATTTAATTTATCATATCTCATTTGAATTTCACAGCCCCCATAATCTCTGTTAGACAAGCCAACAAGTTAATCTCTTGATCTGCAACAAAGGCAGACTTATATTGATAATCACCTAGAATAACCACAGCATGAGGAATAGTACTAGGATTAAGATAATCGTATAGCGCATCGTAAACCCTACGATAAATCCTAATAGGGTCATTATCGAGATTAGCAACAATCCATTTTCTGACATTTGTAAATTCCTTTCCTTTTAGGGATGACATCAAGTCACCAATATTCTTTTCAGATATATTGACTAGAACACCAGCATCAATTTGACCAGTAACAGAGTATCTTTGAAGTTCATTTATCACTCTACGCCAGTCTGGAAAGTGTTTGTTGATTAATTCAGCAACAGCCTTAGGTTCATTTTTAATATCTTCTATTACTAGAATCTTTAGGATTCTTTCTAAGAACTGTTCTGCAAGTTTTACTTTGTCACTATTATTAATAGAGAAATCAATACCAGAACACCTTGAGTGTAACGGTTCAATTAATCTATTCTTATAATTACAAGTAAGAATAAATCCACAGTTATTGTGAAACTCTTCCATAAACCCACGAAGGGCAGGTTGAGTTGATTGTGGATTTAGATAATCAGCCTCATCTAGAATGACGTATTTTCTACCACCCTCTAGACTTACAGTTGAAGCAAAGTTTTTGATTTTTGTTCTAAGAACATCAATACCAGATTCTTCCGAACCATTTATCAACATATAAGTAGCACCGATTTCATTTAACATCGCTTTTGCAACTGTAGTTTTACCCACACCAGCAGTACCAGATAATATTAGATTTGGTATTGATTTGTTCTTAACAAATTCTGTGAATGTATCTTGTAAACCTTTTGGTAAGATACATTCAGCAATAGTCGTTGGGCGGTATTTCTCCACCCACAAGAAGTTTTCCATAATATAATTCCTAAATTAAACTTTGTAAGATGATTCTGGTTCAAGAGCAATCCAATACTCAACTTTATTAGTTACGTTTTGAAAGTGACTAATATTTTGAGAAGATACTGTAACATCATAGTTACCAGATAACAATTTCATATTTTCTACTTTGAAATAAAAATTATAGTCTGCACCCTCTGGAGCAGTACAATCAACATCCATAGAATAATTGTTAGCAGTATCGTTTTTCTTATCCTTTACTGTCAATGAATTATTTTTCAACGCCATATCTGGTGAAGAAATAACTCCAGCAGCACGTTTAAGTTGATTGATTGTATCTTCTTGTAAAGAAAATGTAACATCACTTGAAGGCATAGTTATCATTTTAGTAGGACTAGTTACTACACTAGGATCAGAATAGAAATACTTCAAAGATTTCTTTGGATTACTTTCTTCTGCCATCATTACAAACTGTTCTTGGAAATCCAAAACTGGTGTTGTAAATAAAGATAAAGCAGCAAGAAATTCATTCAAGTCATAGATTGCAACTTCTTGTGGAAATGATTGATCTACTTCTGCTTTTGCAACGATATTCTTCATCGCTGACATTGTTGTAAGTGTATTACCCTCTTTTATAATCAAGTTCTGATTAATAGTTGAAAAGTTTTTTAGTACACTGATAGTTTGACTACTTAGTTTCATTGGTTTCAATCTCCGTTTCATTAATATAAAGTGCTATTATACCATAATGTATAATTTTAAGCAAGTCATTTCGGTCTTTACCGTTCTTTTTTCCATATCGTTGTGCATACTTTAGTATGTTACCCATACAGAAACCTTCACCGTGTCCACCGTCTATAATAAACTCTGTCGCTTGGTACTTACCATCACTGTAGTGTTTATTATAAGTTTTGTCTACATAATCTTTAAGTTCATTTAATATTTTACCTTCCATAAACTTATATTCAATATTCTTTGCCAACTAAGACCTCCGTAGTGTTTTAATATATTTTGATTGATCTTCTGGACTAGTGATACCCAATTTCTTTAATGTAAGTTTATCAACTACATTAATATTTGCAGAAAATGTTCTACGTTCACCTTCACCAAAAAATGGCATTACGGAATGTCTTAACCAATTAGGGAATATATACATAGCCCCAACTTCTGGTTTAACATATTCGTCTGTAGCAGGTCTAAGAATCTTAGTATCTGCCCTTCCATTATTACCCCATGAGAAATAAGTGAAACCATCAACACCACCAGAATTATTATTCAAGTTGACTTGATCTCCACTAACCTTTTTCTCAATCGCCTCTGGAACTTTTAGATACAGAATACACGACAACCCATAAGGTGTAGCAACACCGTGGTCGTGTAAAGGATTATAATCTCCAGAGTAACTATGAACTGACCATGCTTCAAATGTATCTACTTCTGCATCAACTTCATGTCCATTCTTTAAATAAGTTCTTGCACACTGGTCGATAATAGTTTTTACTTGTGATGGTATAGAAAGAGTCTCTGGTGTTTCTGGTTCATGAGTAATTGGAAAGACAAGTTGTGCTGATTTATTATCTTGTTTGATTTGTCCTACAAGTCCACCGGCCAAACTATTGTTTGCAGTTGTATTACCAGCAGTTTCACCAAATGATTCGTCTTGTGTTACAATAGTTTCATCAATGTATCTATTAATTTCAGTTATAGCATCAACTGGAATTTCTACTCGCATCATATGTAGTGCAAGTTTAGTTTTCATAGAAATTCTTAAACCAGAATTTTTCTGTGTATGTTCTTCATCAGCATCAGCCATAGCCTGTCCATCTTCAATTGCTTTTTCAGCATCTGTTTTAGGAATTGGTTCGTTTGAAGTCCAATGATTTTTGTCTGTTTTTGCGACACCACCGTCTTTGAATTGGTCTGGTGCAACATCAAATGTTTTTAAACCCATAATATATCTCCTTGGATTAAGTGAATAGGGGTGGCGAATGACTCGCCACCCCAGAAATTAATACCGATTAGGCTTCGTAACCTTGAGCACCAAATAGTGCAGTTTGTCCAGCTGCAATCACAGCTTTACTTGGAGTACCAACTCGATACGAAACACCAGCAGTTCCACGATTTTCATAAATCATCATACCTTCATTTCGTAGTTTACCAACCATCCCAGCTGGGGATGCAAGGTCAAATTTAGTTCGCAAACTTTTCCAAGTTACAGCATTGCCTTTTGCAAAAAGGTTTCGGATTTTTGCAGTCTTAGTCATTTTAGTCTTAGTCATATTGTATTATACCTTTCATAGTATATTTGGTAATTTGTTAGTATCTATATACTAACATAGATTAGAGGCATTGTCAACCCCTAAAATTCTTTTATTTGGATTTGGAGCGGGCAGATGGAATTGAACCACCTTCTTCAATTTGGAAATTGACATAATACCTTTATACGATGCCCGCATTTTTCCTAGAATGATGGTTCTTCT